CACGTCAGAAAAACGGGCGTCATCGCTGGTCTGTTTAGTGCTGAACATCCCTTTGATCTTTTCAGTCAGGCTGGTAAGCAGGTTGTCGGGCAGGTCTTCGAAATCCAGCTCGGCAATGGTGGCCACGGAGAACAAATCATCCGGCTGGTCTTTCTTACCGGCGAACGGGTTGACCTTAGCGCGGGCGCTGAATTCGAGCATTTCCGTTCCAAGGCTGGCGGGGTCATCAGTCACGGCCAGACCGACCAGATAGGCTTTACCGGTGTTGGCGAAATTCGGGCGAATTTCCATGGAGGTATAAATTTTCTGCCCCGCTTTGACCATTGCGGCCAGCTCGTCAGTCGGGGTGATTTTGGCAAACAGCGCCCACTTACCTTTCAGGGCTGAATCATCATCAATTTTCTCGCCTTTCAGTTCGACGACATCACCGAGGCGCTTAAAGTCACCGCTGGGTAATAAGCCTCTGATGTGCTCCAGATTGATGCGGCAACCGTAGACGCGCGGATCAAACGCTGCTGCCATTTGCTGAATGTCGCTTGCCTCAATATTGCGGCCGTCGCAGGTATCACCCTCAACGCCGATTCGAAACCATTTCGATACTTTCTTTGCCATTGTTCAGATGTCCTGAGTGGGAGTTAGGTTCGGGGCTAGTTTCCCGACCTGACGCCCGAACGGCCAGCGGTGGCCGTCTGACGATCCATTACACAACAGGGGATTAATGCGAGGGTGTGAGCGGTTGCGTAGCGTGACGCTCATCCATTCAGCGGAGCGACACAATGACCGAGAACAACGCAGGATTAATCAACGACCCTCGCAGACAGGCGGCACTGTTCTACTGGCAGGGTTTTTCCGTGAAACAAATTGCGGAAATGCTGAACTTGAAAAAACCGACGGTGCAAAGCTGGAAACAACGAGAGAAATGGGATGACATCGCGCCAATTTCGCGCATTGAAACCAGCATCGAGGCGCGGGTCATTCAACTGGTGATGAAGAGTAAAAAAGAGGGGCAGGATTTTAAAGAAATCGACCTGCTAGGCCGACAGATTGAGCGTCTCGCAAGGGTTAACCGCTACATGTCCACAGGCAGCGAAGCGGATTTAAATCCGAACGTGGCGAACCGCAACAAAGGGGAGCGAAAAAAGGCGGAGAAAAATGTTTTCACGGATGACGCTATCGCCAAACTCAGTGACATTTTTCTCGATGAGGCGTTTGAGTATCAGCGCGGCTGGCATCAGGCGGGTTTACAGCACCGCATCCGCAATATTCTCAAATCTCGCCAGATTGGCGCGACCTTCTTTTTTGCCCGCGAGGCGCTGCTTGATGGGCTGACCACCGGACGTAATCAGATATTTATCTCGGCCAGTAAATCACAGGCGCACGTCTTTAAAAATTACATCATCGACTTTGCCCGTCAGGTTGACGTAGACCTCAAAGGCGACCCGATGCAGCTTTCAAACGGGGCGCGCCTGTTCTTTCTGGGAACAAATATCCGCACCGCGCAGAGCTACACCGGCAATCTGTATCTGGATGAATATTTCTGGATCCCCAAATTTCAGGAGTTGCGCAAAGTGGCCTCCGGGATGTCGCTGCATAAAAAATGGCGTACCACCTATTTCTCCACGCCGTCGAGCCTTGCCCACAGCGCCTATCCGTTCTGGTCTGGGGAGTTATTTAATAAAGGCCGTCGGCACAAAGACCAGCGTATTCAGCTCGACCTCAGCCACAGCCATTTAGCCGCCGGGGTGGAATGTGCCGACGGCCAGTGGCGGCAGATTGTCACCGTGGAAGATGCGCTGTCCGGGGGCTGCGACTTGTTCGATATCAATCAGCTTTCGCTCGAATACAGCCCGTCCGAATATCAGAACCTGCTGATGTGTGAATTTGTAGATGATAAATCGTCGGTATTCCCGTTTGAAGAATTACAGGGCTGCATGGTGGATAGTCTCGAAGAGTGGCCGGACTTTAATCCCTACGTCTTTCACCCGTTCGATGACAATCCGGTGTGGATTGGTTACGACCCGTCGGAAGCGAACGGCGGCGACAGCGCCGGGTGTGTGGTCATTGCTCCACCCGATCAGCCGGGCGGCATTTTCCGCATTCTGGAACGTCACCAGTGGCAGGGTATGGATTTTGATGCGCAGGCCAAAGCCATCGAGGCACTGACAGAAAAATATAACGTTGAATACATCGGTATCGATGCCACCACCGTGGGTCAGGGCGTTTATCAGCTCGTCAGGCAGTTTTACCCGGCGGCGCGTGAAATCAAATACACGCCGGAAGTGAAAACGGAAATGGTGCTGAAAGCGAAAAACACCATCCATCGCGGCTGTCTGCAATACGACGCTGGCCACACTGATATCACGGCGTCATTCATGGCCATTCAGAAAACCATGACGGCCAGCGGGGCGAAATCCACCTACCGCGCGAGCCGCAGTGAAGAAGCCAGCCACGCCGACGTCGCATGGGCAACGATGCACGTTTTGATTAACGAGCCGCTGACCGCCGCCTCCGGCAAACAAATAAAATCTACCTTGGTGATGTTCTGATATGACCCGTAAAAAAAACCGCATCAATAAAAAACTGACGCCACAATCCGACGCACAGAAAAGTGAGATTTTCCGCTTTGACGAACCGGCCACGGTGATGGATCGCCGCGATATTCTTCATTATCTGGAATGCCTCAGCAATGGGAAATGGTACGAGCCGCCAGTCACTTTCTCCGGGCTGGCTAAAAGCTTCCGCGCCGCCGTTCACCACAGTTCGCCGATGTACGTTAAGCGTAATATTCTGGCGAGTACGTTCATCCCTCACCCACTGCTTTCTCAGCAGCAATTCAGCCGCTACGCGCTGGACTACATTGTTTTTGGTAATGCGTTCATCGAAAAACGCCTGAGCGTGACCGGCCAGCTTCTCAAACTGGAGGCATCACCGGCCAAGTACACGCGCCGGGGTGTTGAGGAAAATGTTTACTGGTTCGTGGAGAATTACATAAGCCCCCACGCCTTTGGTCAGGGAAGCGTATTTCATTTGCAAGAGCCGGACATTAATCAGGAACTGTACGGCCTGCCGGAATACCTCAGCGCTTTAAATAGCGCATGGCTCAATGAGTCAGCAACGCTTTACCGTCGAAAGTATTTCCTCAACGGTGCGCACGCGGGCTATGTCATGTATGTGACGGACCCGGCGCAAAACTCGCAGGACGTGACCGCACTGCGCGACATGATGACGAAATCCAAAGGGTCAGGGAATTTTAAAAATATTTTCTATCACGCACCCGGCGGAAAATCGGATGCGATCAAAATCATTCCCCTCAGCGAAGTGGCGACCAAAGATGATTTCTTTAACATCAAGAACGCAACCCGCGACGACCTGCTAAGCGCACACCGCGTACCTCCGCAGATGATGGGCATTATCCCGAACAACACCGGCGGCTTTGGTGACGTTGAGAAAGCGGCAAAAGTATTTGTGCGTAATGAGCTGGTTCCGTTGCAGGAGCGCATGAAGGAGATGAATGAGTGGGTTGGAAAGGAGGTGGTCAGGTTTACTGATTATGAACTTTAAAACTAACCATTGAGAAGAACCGCCGGGACAACGGCGGTTTTTTTACGCCCTATTAAAGGCCATGAACGCCGCGATACGGGGCGTCCCCGCCGAACAGCTTCAAGCCTGACCTAACCAACAAAAAGCCACCACGGCGCGCTCAGGCGCGAGAATAAATATAAAAAAGTGGGTTTGCGCGCAATGCTATCCCCGCCACGCCTGCCCGCTTTGTATGTCGGTTTTGATGCAGTTGTCTGAGCTACTTTAAGCCGTACCGGCTATGACTAAACGTTGGAAATGAACCTTGGAATTCCATACGCAAAATAATGCATCTCCATGCTTTTTTGAACATCCCACATTACTAATTCAACGGAGTAATTTTTTATGAACAACTGAGACCGTTGTTAAAGAGAAAAAATCGTATAACTGTTATAGTACTGAATGCCAGAGTTCGGGATAACAACATCTAAAACTAAAATAGGTTCTAGCAGAGTATTTTATAGTCTTCGCTTGACACTGTAATACTTTAAATTCTGTATTTTACAAGATGCGGAAAAATGGAAAAACTCTCATTTTTGGCTTATTTTCTGATTTTACTAATTAGCATCGCCATAATGGAAATACAGCCTTTTTAATAAATACTGAAAGACCAAAACTTACCGACTGAACACATAAAGCAGGGAGTGGAAAGCCCTGCATTGAAGAAATAACGTGTGGTTATAATACTTTTAAATACTATACAAGCGGTGCATGTGCAATTTCCCTACCTGCGAACTCGCTAGCAATTAAATATATGAATTGTTGAGGTATATTTGAAATCACCTCTTGAATATGACTTCCAAATTTACCTTTGAGTATTCTTTCGAACAAATGCGGTCTATAGCGAGTTATCGAACCAAAATAATAAAAACAAGCATAAATAGATAGCATCTGATCCATTAGATTTTGCTTATCACTCGGAGGACATAAGTAAAAATAGTTTTTTCTGTATGGAGGAATCTTCATTGCTGTCGTCCATATCATTGGACGCAGTAAAGCTACTAATTCTGCTATTTTGTCAGCAGGCCTTCCTGTATAACTCAAAGGAGTAGTTTGTTCAAACTTTAGCAACTTACGTCCATTAATAATGACATTCGATGTAACTTCTCTAAATTTCACATCTAGCCCAGACTCAGACAGAAACTTTTTTCTTGTTATTGCAAAACGAGATAAGTCATCAGCAAAGATATTGACAACTAACCATACTAGTTTCAAATTTCCATCGTAAAGATAGTCAATACCAGAAACTTCGACAAAACGCTCATTAGCATTTGCTGCTTCACACCATACCCTGTGTCCCTGCAATAGCTGTGGCGTTAATCGCTGGAGTTCAAAAGTTTTTCCAGTATTAGGGAAACTATTTCCGTTAAGAGCATTTTGAAAATCATCAAAAACATTTACATCTGTTGCCTTCGATCTAAATGCTTTCAAAAAAGAGTCAGTAAACTCCGTTCCGTTGGTAAGAATGCCTTCCTGCAAACCATGCTGTGCACGCAGGTATTCCGGTTTGAGCCCCTTTTGAAGAACAAAAGCCTTTACTAGATTTAAGAAGCAATAATAAAGCAATAGTGGTTTTGCAGTGATCAAGGTCGAAGAAGATGCTGATCTATAAAAATCTTCTGCTTGTGCTATAAATGCAATAGCTTGATCTCGTGATGTACCAGTGACTGTATCCTCAATACTTTGCCTAATAATTCCCCAAGGGCTTGTAGAAAATATCCTTGATTGTAATCCCCAACGACGAGTCGTTTTGACGACTGGATGAAATGAAAAGGGAATAGGACGCCCCTTAACCTGTAGTATTACTCCATTTCTTGCTGCTGCTTTACGTGTCATTGATATCTCGCAGTTAAAAGTTATTATTAAATTGCATAACCTATTCGACACAAATAACAAAGCTAGTATTTTTCAATTTCCTTATTAATTTCATTAGATATAATCGGCCATTAATCAAATCATATCGATAGTATGCAGCCATTCATCCCTGTATCCCAATGCATATCATTAACGCTCTATTTTATAATCTCTATCTGTAATCTTTCCCATAATGGTTTGAGTTGTTTCCTTATTGATTTTGAATTCATTATGCGAGACGCTCTATATCCGTAGGTTAAAAAATTTCGTTTACCTACGTGTGCATAACGCGCATAAATTTTTTCTTTAAAGAGCTCCTTATTAGGTAACCCTCTATATTTTCTGATCTTATTCTTGCGCTTCATAGTTGCTTTCGCAAGGCGTACACCACGCTTCATCCTGTCAGAGTAACGCGAAAGGGAGGATGACCTTAGAAAAATATTTTCGCCATCATATAAAAAACCTAGATATTGCAGAGGCTTATCACATTTTATTTTAGATGGTGTAATTGAAAACTCTCTGATCTCAGTCTTCTTGACATTAAGGGATACTTTAAGTTTTACTAATCTTTTTTCTGCCTCGCCAGCCACATTATTTTTTTCACGCGACGGGACAATGAAAAGCATATCATCGCAATACCGAAAATATTGACCGCCTAAAGAGGAAACGTATTCATTCATTTCGATATCAAAGTTAAGCATATAAATATTAGACAGGAGAGCACTAATTGGCGAACCCTGCGGTATACCAAAGCCAGCCTTATTGGGTATTATTAAATTGGCTTTTCTAACTTTTCCTCTAAAATCTGCAAAAGAACAAATTTGCTTCCTTGTTTTCTTAGTATGTTTAGCATTGTTTTTGGGGATAGACATCAAGTCATATACTTTTTCTTTGTCTACTTTTGAAAACTTAGTGATGGCCTTGAACACCGCATAATGATCTTCCGGTAACTTTTCAGTTGCAAGTAGCCGACACCAAGCATCCTTGAGAAAAGAATGATCAAGAGTATCGAAAAACTTTGATAAGTCTAAAGCAACGGCGCTGCAGTCACCTCTAATTTTTATTTCTTGAAAGGCATCATATGCGAATTCAATATTGCTTTTATTTAACGCTCTAAATGCTAGAACATTTCGAGTGATCTGGTACGTCCGCAGCTCATTTTCATAAAGCTCATTAAGAATTGCAGCATAGTAAGAATATATATGGCTATCTACATGTGATGAATA